GTTTGCGGGAAAAGGAGAGTTAAGTAGAATTGCTGCGGGTGCTTGAGGCTATCTGCCTCAGGCATGAACACCAAAAGGCAGATAGAGAAAAGCCCCAGTTAACATTACGCGTCCTGCAAGACGCTTAACATTAATCTGAGGCCCAATCTATGTCTCACAAATGTAGGTTAGCCTCTTACGTGCCGAAAGGCAAGGAGAAGCAGGCTATGAAGCAGCAAAAGGCGATGTTAATCGCCCTGATCGTCATCTGTTTAACCGTCATAGTGACGGCACTGGTAACGAGGAAAGACCTCTGCGAGGTACGAATCCGAACCGGCCAGACGGAGGTCGCTGTCTTCGTAGACTACGAATCTAGAGAGTAAGAGAGACCAGGCGGGAGAGTAATCTCCCGCCACCTCTGATGTGTCGGCATCCTCAACGCACCCGCGCTTAACCCGCTTCGGCGGGTTTTTTGTTTTACGTATTCTGGTTTACAATCCACAGGCCAGCCTGAACAACTGGCACCTGCTGCGCCAGCAGAGAAAACAGATGGCGCACAATACCAAATTACACAATTCTGATACCGTTCGTGCCAGCAGGCACGGGCGGCGCTCTCACGCATTCAAATATGACTGGTATCAGCACGATCCCTGCACTGAAGAACAGGCCGAATGGCTGATTCAGAACTACCGCAGACGTGGGTATGAGTTTAAGAAAGCCCTCAACCTCGATTATCGTCACTGGATAATCTACGTCAGACTCCCTTATTCCGAACGCCCACCGCGTCCGTCCCGCACATTCCAGCAACGCATCTGGAGGTAACGTGCGGGTATTGCTTCGACCTGTTCCGGTACCGGAACTCGGGCTGGTGGTCCTTAAGCCTGGTCGTGAATCCATGCAGGTATTTCATAACCCTCGAGTGCTGGTGGAACCGGAACCGAAAAGCATGCGCGGTCTGCCGTCCGGAGTCGTTCCTGCCATTCGCCAGCCGCTGGCGGAAGACAAAACATTGCTGCCGTTTTTCAGTAACGAACGGGTGATTCGTGCTGCTGGCGGCGCTGGTGCACTTTCTGACTGGCTGTTGCGTCATGTCAAATCCTGCCAGTGGCCTCATGGCGACTATCACCACAGCGAAACCGTCATACATCGTTACGGTACCGGCGCGATGGTGTTGTGCTGGCACTGCGACAACCAGCTGCGTGACCAGACTTCCGAATCACTCGGGCAACTTGCTCATCAAAACCTGTCAGCATGGATGACTGACGTCATCCGTCACGCAATGAATGGCACACAGGAGCGGGAATTATCGCTGGCTGAATTATCCTGGTGGGCGGTCTGCAATCAGGTAGCGGACGCATTACCGGAGGCAGTATTACGTCGTTCGCTGGGATTGCGTGCGGAAAAAATCCGCTCAATGTACCGTGAAAGCGACATCGTACCGGGAGAGCAGACCGCCACCAGCATACTGAAGCAGCGCACAAAAAATCTTGCGCCGTTGCCTCACGTCCACCAGCAACAGAACGCACCACAGGAAAAGACGGTGGTCAGCATTGCCGTAGATCCGGAGTCTCCGGAATCTTTCATGAAGCGACCTAAACGTCGCCGTTGGGTAAATGAGAAATACACGCGCTGGGTGAAGACACAGCCGTGTGCGTGTTGTGGCAAGCCAGCCGACGATCCCCATCACCTGATTGGTCATGGTCAGGGAGGGATGGGAACAAAAGCCCACGATATTTTCACGCTACCGCTGTGCCGGGAACATCACAACGAGCTTCATGCGGATCCGCTGGCGTTCGAAGAAAAGCATGGTTCCCAGGTTGATTTAATTTTTCGTTTTCTTGATCACGCCTTTGCAACTGGCGTGCTTGGGTAAAAGAGGTGACTGATGCTCATAGATTTGGTTTTACCTTACCCGCCGACGGTGAACACTTACTGGCGACGCCGTGGCAGCACATATTTTATCTCGGAGGAGGGAAAGCGTTATCGTCGGGCTGTGGCGCTTATTGTTCGCCAGCAGCGGCTGAAATTAAGCCTGTCCGGAAGGCTGGCGATAAAGGTGATTGCAGAGCCACCGGATAAGCGTCGTCGCGACCTGGACAATATCCTGAAAGCACCACTGGATGCGTTGACGCATGCGGGGTTGCTTATCGACGACGAGCAGTTTGATGAAATCAATATTGTGCGCGGTCAGGTCGTTCCTGGTGGTCGGCTGGGGATAAAAATCACAGAGCTGGAGTGCGCATGAATAACCAGTATTTACAGTTTGTTCGTGAGCAGCTCATTATCGCCACCGCCGATTTGAGTGGGGCAACAAAAGGTCAGCTTGAAGCCTGGCAGGAGAATGCCATGTTCGATACAGGGCGTTACAGGCGTAAAAAAATCCGGTACCGCGATGAAGTGACCGGAAAAATGATCACGCGGGATAATCCACCAATCCCGGGGAAACAATCGCTGGCGAAGGGGACGTCAATTCCTCTGGTAAGTCAGGTTGAGTTTTCGACATCATCATGGCGACGGGCAGTTCTGTCTCTTGAAGAACATCATAAAACCTGGTTGTTGTGGTGTTACAGCGGGAGTATTTGCTGGGAGTATCAGGTCACCATAACCCGCTGGGCATGGGAAGAGTTTAAGGCTCATTCTGGCAACAGGAAAATTGCAGAGAAAACACGGGAGCGCCTGAAAAAATTAATCTGGCTGGCGGCACAGGATGTGAAGAGTGAGCTAGCTGGGCGTGAAACTTATGAATATCAGGAACTGGCATTACTGGCGGGAGTAACAACAAAAAACTGGTCCAAAACATTTACTGGTCACTGGGTTGCAATGAAACACATTTTCCACCGGCTGGATAGTGAGGCTTTATTGTTTGTGATGAGAACACGCTCAGAACAAAAGACGGCATTTTCAAAGCAAAGTGTTGCAAAAGTAGATTAAAAGGCATATATTTCGTGCAAATCTGATATTTTGCCGATTTTGTACTCGATGGCAAAGTAAGCAAATCCCGCCGCCGAGCGGGTTTTTTTGTTGGCTTAACAGGTTATAATGTATAGTGCGAAACTGCCTGTTCAGCAGAATCATTTTGTTTGTAGTGGAGTTCACAAGTCGTCATTATCAGGCAAAGAGATTTATGGTATTAAAGTATCAGCCGTCTGTTCGTTCTGTTTTAATGTGTGATTTTCGGGGAATGGTTGTTCCGGAAATAGTCAAGGTCAGGCCAGTGGTGGTCGTGTCCAGAAACAGGCACAACAATCAATTGGTAACAGTGGTACCAATAAGCACTACTGAACCGCTCCCTCGCAGAGATTGCCATCATGAGTTATCAGAAAACCCCATACCTGGTAATGAGCATATTACTTGCTGGGTAAAATGTGACATGTTGATGACGGTTTCATTGAGCCGACTGGATCGCATAAAAACCAGAACCTGGGAGGGACGAAATTATATTGTTCCTATGATTGCGGAAGATGAGTTTGAGAATATTAAACGGGCGGTATTGCACGGGATAGGGATGGCTTATCTGTATCGATAATCGAAAACGATTATCGAATTCGATATGAATTTATATTGACACACATAGTGTGTTGGCTGATACTGTCGCTGTACCCTGATGGGACTTGTGAGACTTCCGAACAGGAAGCCAGGAGTAGCGATGAGGTGATGACAAGCCTGCTGCCCCTGTGTAAAAGGCACCTTAATGGTGCCTTTGTCGTTTTTATCAAAAGATCCCGCCACTGAGCGGGTTTTTTTGTGTCCTAAAAACGGCACAGGACGTTAAACGCGCTGGTGGTTGCGAATACGGGTCTTTCAGCTTGCTGGCTTTTTCGACAAGAGTTATTGGTATGTCACGTTAACCAGAAAAGGAAAAAGACATGCTAAAACAGCAGGATATGACCGAAACTGCCAGAGTAGTGTTTAATGAATTGAGCGTCACCGAACCGGCGACCGTCGGGGAAATTGCGCAGAACACGTACCTTTCACGCGAACGCTGCCAGTTAATACTGACTCAGCTTGTTATGGCAGGTCTGGCAGATTATCAGTTCGGTTGTTACAGACGCCTTTCGCAGTGAAGGTTTTTTTATTTGTGGTAATGGGCGGCTGGTGGGTGTTAGCGGCACCTGCCAGCCATCTGCTCATGCGTTGGGGTCACAAGCAAACCTCAGGCCCATCTGCTTTGCGCAAAAGCGGTATGAGCCTATCAGAGAAGTGCTTATTGATCTATGGCTAATACTGTAAAAATATCCAGTTGTGAGTTAATCAACGCTGATTGCCTGGAATTTATCCAGACCTTACCGGAAAACTCTGTCGATCTGATAGTCACAGACCCGCCATACTTTAAAGTGAAGCCCGAGGGCTGGGATAACCAGTGGAAGGGCGACGATGATTACCTGAAATGGCTGGATCAGTGTCTGGCGCAATTCTGGCGGGTACTGAAACCTGCCGGAAGTCTCTACCTGTTCTGTGGTCATCGCCTGGCATCTGACACCGAAATCATGATGCGTCAGCGCTTTAATGTGCTGAACCACATTATCTGGGCGAAGCCGTCCGGACGCTGGAACGG